AGTTCAATATAGGCCCAGAGTAATTAACAGTAGTAGAACCTCCTGCACCTCCACCGACATGAGACGAACCAGTGCCAGGAATTACAGCTTCACCTCTAGCACCTGCTGAGTAGCGTTGCATACTTGAAGCCATCTTTGATGCAGGAATAATGTACTCGTCCTCTCCTGCTTCTCCTACAAGTCCTAGAGTTGGTCTTGTCGCCATGCCACCAGAAGCAAATGGTTTAATACCATTTCCTACATAAGCACCATCAGCAGCTCCAGGTAATCCAGGCAACATATTCATAAATGCTGCTTTCAAGTACATACTTGCAATTGATTTAGCAATACCAGCTAATGATTCACCTAATGACTTCGTTCCAGCTATTAATCCTTCAACTGCACTTGTTAAACCACTAGCAATCGTTTCTTTGATTGTTTCCCATTTAACTTTCTGCAACTCTAACGCTTTGTTTAAATTTTCATTCTTATTGTTTATGTCATTATCTGTTTTGTTAATACCTTCTTTTGTTGTTTTTATATCTTTAACTGTTTTTAGGTTCTTTTGATTTTGCTGTTCTAATTTTAATTGTAAATCAAGTTGTTCTTTTAATCTTTTAGACACTTCAGCATTAATAAGAGCATTAGTGATTTGAGATTGAACAGCAGAAGGTTGACCTTTAAATTCTTGTCCTTGAAAATCAACTTTAATTTCACCCATACCAAATGGGCCTCCAGGCATAAAACCTGCTTGTTCTCTAACAATTCCTTCTGCTTGTTTCTTAAAAGCTTTTTTATCAATATCTGTTATTGAACCTGCAGCTATTGATTGATTGATTCTGTTTACAAGTGATATTGCAATTTCAAGAGTTTCTTTTAAAACAGGTTGCAATTTTTCACCTATGCTTCGAGCCAATGTATCTACACCATCAATAAATGTACTCCACTTTCCGTTTAATGTGCCAGCTTGATTTATTGCTCCCTCGAAATAAAGTCCACTTTCTTTCGTTAGATTAATAAATGCTTGCTCAACTAATTCAGCACCTAATTTTCCTTGACTCATTGCCTTCATAAGATCATTACCATACAAACCTGTTAACCTTGACAATTCATCGGTTACGTTAATTCCTCTTTCTTGAAACTGTAAAAGTTCTTCCATTGTCATTCTTCCTTTAGCTTGAATCTTTCCATAAACAGCTACAACTTCTCCTAATGGTTTTCCAACAGCACCAGCGACATCAGATAATTGCTTTGTAACACTAACTAATTTTTCTGTATCAACTCCAAATGCTTTTAATCGTTTACCTGATTCAATTAGTTCTGTACTTGTGAAAGGAGTAACAGCACCAAAAGCTTGCAACTCACCAATAATTTGATTTGTTTTAGCTAGCGATCCTGTTAGAACTTCAAGGCTTTTTTTCTGACTTTCCAATTCAGCAGTTTTTAAAAAAACAAAACGTGCTGTTTGAATTACAGCTAATCCTACTAATAAATTTTTAACTGCAGCACCTAGTTTTCTCACACCTTTACTAGCTGTTGCTGATTGTCTACCAAATTTTTGAATCTTATTACCAGCAGCATTAGAACGATTTTTTACGTCTCGAAATCTATTGGATAATTCATTTGTTCTTGCCTGCAACCTCTTTGCAGATCTTTCCGCTTGCCCTGTAAGTAATTCAAGTTTTACTGAAGCAAGAGCCACGAGTTCCTTTCGTTATGCCTAGATCTTAGCTGTATTTGCTCCTTCTTATACTTTTTTCCTGTTCCTCGTTTAAAAGATCAAAATAAGCCGACCAAATAAACAACTCTTCTTGTGTAATTTTTTTATTTAATTCTTGCAAGGTGTAACCCAACTCTTTTGCTACACCTAATTGAAGCTGTAAAAAATTATCTTTTTTAAGAGCTTCTTTTATTCTTTTGGGTCAAGATCATCCTCTTCTTCTGTTGTTGGCAACATTGCAAGCATTAAACGATCCATATTTTCTGCACTAACTTCATGCTTTAACTCATCAATTTGACCAGCTTGAAACATTCTGCTTCCATTTTCTTGCATTGCTTTACGAATAAATAAACGAATAGCAAAAGCATTGGCATCATCTTTTGTCCCTTTCTGAGCTTGCTCCCTTTCAGCCATTGTCATAGGAGCACACCAAAACTCAAACTCTGTACCGTCTGTTAGTTTTACGACCTTTTTTTCAGCAGTTAAATTAGATGCTTTTTTTAGCCGATCTAACGGATTAAGCTTGGTTTTGGCGGTAGCCATAAAGGGTGATTCTGTTTGCTTTATAACTGTACGCATTAAAAAACCCCTAGGCAACAAGGCAAAGGGGTATAAACCGACTATGAAGTAGTACTAAAGTCGAAGCTTGGTACGTTGTTAGGTCTAAAATTAACCTCAACCATCTGTGCATCATCTGGATTAACAGAGAAACTTGCAGAAAGTAAAACAGCATCCATAGCAATACTGCGACTTAATGCTTCTGTACCTTGCTTATCTTGATAAAGCTTAAATGCTGCTCCATCTTGCTGACGTTGGATCACATCTTCAACTAAACGATTAGCTAAAGTTGAATCTTCATTGGTGATATACACGCTGGCAGAACCTTCACCATCAGCAAAACCTGAAATATAAGTTTTAAATGGTGCGTATTGACCAACTGATTGACCAATTGTTGTTACATCAATTTCACTTCTGGAAATTTCAAAAGACCAGTTTTGAACTTGACCAACAGAAGCGTAATCGTTGTAATACACCTCAAACTTATTTGGAGCTGCGGCTGTTCCAACGTCAGTTAGGTTTACAGCAGAACCACCAGAAGAAGCCGAAACAATTAATGCTCCTGTTGCTGCGGTATAAGTATTAACGTAATAAGTTGTACCAGCAGTTAATCCAGCAGGTAAAGTTCCTGTCCCTGATCCTCCTGTAGAAGAATCAATAACTTGAAACTTAACTGGATCATTAACTTTGAGATTTAAATAGGTCTGAACAACAATAGTTTCAGTTCCTATCGTGACATTAGAGGGTCCGAATGTTCCTGTAGTACCAGCAGGTTTGTAGTACAAGGCTCCAGACGTACCTGATAAAACAGTAACAGCCATTGGATTTAGTCTAAGTATGCGTCAAATGTAGCTGAGAATTGCGTTTGAAAGAACGCTTCTTGCTCTGCTGGTCTTATTGTAGCTAATCCAGAACAAGGATCAAAAATAAGACTACTAAACTTTGCTCTGTCAAACTTATCTTTTACTCTTTCACCAATGGTGTAATTAGCTCCAGCACCAACTCCAGCAGGTGTAAAAATATCAATAGTTAAAGTTCCTGTTTGCCTGTTAAATGATTTGCCAGTAGCAGGTGCTTCTAAAGTTGCATAATTATTATTCCCAAAGATTAACGAGACAGCAACCCAAGGAGTGTTATTTGGTGGAGTGAAAGGTGCATTTGGATAACTAACAGGATAAGCAGGATTTAGTGCCATCTCTGTAGCAATGCGGCCTTCTATAGCTGCCCTGACATCATTAAATGTACTGCTCATGAGGTTTTACCAATTCTCATTGCATTGACTCTAATCATTCCTTGAATATCTTTAGCAACTTGAATAGGAATATAATTTTTCTGATATTTATTTTCAGCACTTCTCCATCTGCCTTTCCAAGATTTCGGCATATTATTTCCTGTTAATACTGGTTCGGCATAGGGCAAATTAGTGTGAATAGAATAATTTTTTCCTATTCTTTCCAACGCATAACCAATTCTGTCTATAGGTGGTGAAGCAAAAGAAACAGGTCCTATTCCATATCCTCCACTTGCTGTGTTTTCTCCAACTTGCCAACTGTTTACAAGTCTCCCTGTATCTCTAGGAGTTGCTAGTTTTACCATTTTATCTGCTTCAATTACAGCCGTTCGGATTAATTTATTGCATTGGTTTTCTATATATTCATCTATTTGATCAAATCTAATTTGTATCGTTGCCATTAGCTTCTAAGGATCAATTCATAACTAATAGCAGTATTACCTTGTTCTGTTGTCTCAATCCTAATAATTTGATGAACTGTAGAACTAATAACAACTCGATCTGAAACCGTTGGAGTGTAACTTAAATCAGATGCAGCAATTGTTAACCGTTTATCAGTTGCTTTTATTAACTCTCCTACTTCTCTTTTAGAAACACCTTCAACAAAACCTTTAACAGTTGTATCTGCGGTTGTCTCTCCCATTGCACCTGTAGTGGTGTTATAGGCACTTCCTGTAACTTTACGAATCGTAACATTACCACCTACAGCCTTAAGGACTTTGCTTGCTGCTTTTCTAAAGCCTTTAGGTTTTACTGGCATTAGATCCTATAAGCAATAACTGATCCTGCACTTGTTTGAGTAATGCTGGTGAAAACTCCTTCAATTTCTGTGCTTGCTTTTAGATCAATTCCAGAAACAGTTGAAGAACCATTCTTGGTGACATTTGGAGAAACTAAAGTAACAGTTGAATCTGTTAAGCAAGTAATCTTTCCAAACCTCCCTGTATGGGCGTTTGTGTCTGTGATGATGATTGCAGCAGGATAAGAGATTCCCATTAGCTTCTTTTTACAGCGATGTTACCTGGTCCACTAATTCTAATGCCTGTGAAGTATCTTTCAAACATTGGTGGGACACGATCAGCACCAACAGCACCATAAGAATTAGGAGTTGCATCCAAAGATCCAACCTTGATGTTTTTATAATCT